TCAGCAACTTTAGTAAACGCAAGTGGTACTGCATCTTCTGGAGCAGCAATAGCAATTCAGCAAGTAACTGCGGAAGGATGGACAGCAATATTCGCAGATTTTGAACCTTATACTGGATGGGGAATATATCATGATAATCCATCTAATACATTTGGAATTACTGCGGAAGATACTACAAATAACTTAAGAAGTTACACAGTACCTTCTAGATATAGTGGTAATAGAACCGCATATGAAAAAATAAGATTTGAGCAAAGTAGTGGTCATATTTATGTTGGTGGAAATACATACGCATCTGCATTCTACGATAGAAACGATACTGCATTTTATTTAGACCCTAATGGCACATCTGTTTTAGGTGGATTGACATTATCAAGTAATGTTGCAACTGGTAGAGCTTCTTACGGACAAGGAACAGCAAACCTTGTTTTATTAGCAAGTAGTACATATGGTAGAGCTACAATTGATTTTAGAAGTGGTGTAAACTATCCTTCGGATGGTGCACAAATTTATTATGAAACTGCTCAAAATGGTTCAAGTGGTGAAACTTCTAGATTAGTTATCAGAACTGAAAATGATGCAGATGATTCTATTCTTATTAGGGGTGGTTATGTGGAGGTAAACACTACTACTGTAGATGGTGGAAGTACAAACCCTGGACTTAGAGTATTATACAATGGTAGCGCTAGAGCATACACTTATAGTGATAATACAACGGAATTTGGTTCATTTAGAGCACCTATATTTTATGATTCAAATGATACAGGATATTTTGTAGACCCTAATGGACGTTCTCGTTTATCATCAATGGATTATGGTAATGGAAGTTACTATTTAGCTGGAGGTAGTTGGGGTTATAGACATAATACCCCTTATGGATATATAGAATTTGGACCTGCAAACACATCACACGCTCACATTTATACTGATAGAAGTAACTTCTATTTTAACGTATATGAAATGTATTTGAATGGATATAGAGTTGGAATGTATAACTATTGGGTTGGTAATATGTACTTAGGAAGTGCTGGTGATTTTTACGCAACTATTTTCTACGATACTAATAGTACTGGATATTATTGTGACCCTGCTTCTACAAATAGATTAAACTTTGTAAACGCAAATAACATATACATCAATGCTGGATATATGTTGTATAGTGATATGGGTGGGTGGCAAGGTGAATATAATAAGATTCAATGGCATAGTACGCATATGTATTTCCAACACCAATCATCTGGATACTTTATATTCAGAACTGATAGTGGTGCGGAAAGAGCATACATTAATAGAAGTGGTGACCTTTGGTTAGGATATTTAGGTTGGATGTCAAACAATGTAAACCAAAGTGTAAGAACTGATGCAGGACCTACATTTGCAGAAGTATATACCAATGGTTGGTTTAGAAATAATGGCGGTGGTGGACTATATTTTCAAGCATATGGTAGAGGTTTGAGAGCATCCGATGCGCAAGGTAATTCATATGGTAACGTAGCAACTTATGGTGGTGGTAGAAATGGATGGTATGGTTGGGGTATAGATACTACGCATTGTTTTATGAGTACGACTGGTGACAACGTAGGTGTTCATGATAATAGATATAGTTGGATTTGGTATTGGGATGGTGGAGCATTTAACGTATATAGAGGATATACCTATATGGTTAATTCGGCACGTTCTCCTATATTCTACGATTCGGAGGATACATCATTCTACTTTGATGGAAATGGAACTACTAGATGGCAGGGAACTGATGATTACTCTAAAATGAGAATCGGTTTGACTGGTAAAGGTAACTGGAGAAGAAACAATTATACGGGAGACCAAAACTATTGGACAGGTGTAATGGGTTGGGGTACAACTGACCTTAATGATATGTGGAACTATGGTGCAGGATTTTTTGATTCTTGGTCTAATCCGGGTAACCAACCTCCGGGCACTTCACACTGGGTAGGGGTTCAAGCAGCTCACTATACTTGTGGATATGGTTGCGGATATGGATGGCAGTTAGCAAGTGGACCTGTATCAACAATGTACTTTAGAAATACTTGGTCTTCATTCACTGGATGGAGAGGTATGTTGGATAGTGGTAACTATTCTAACTGGGCAATTGCTAGAGGCGGTGATACGGTAGATGGTAGAATTTATTTCATATACAATAGAGCATATTACGGAACTCAAACGGATTCATCAACATTACAGGCTTACACTACTGGTAACTATGGTGCATTCATGTCTTATCATAAAGGTGGATACTACGCTATTAACTTAGGATTGGATGGTGATAACGTATTCCGTTTAGGTGGTTGGTCTTCTAGATGGCCTCGCTCGTATTGGGATGCAGATGGAGCAACTACTTTTGGTGTACCATATGTACTTCGTTCAAACTTTGATAACTATGGTGGTGGCGGTGTTTGGGTATCTGATGATGGTGACCTTTGTGATTTGAACGATGGTTACTTAGCATTAAGAGCTTCGTATGGTTTAAGAATTCACACTGGTAATAGAGGTGGTGGTGCTACTATCGCATTAAGATATGATGGACAGATTATAGCATCAAACAACATTATTGCATATGGTTCACCATCGGATATTAGATTAAAGGAAAATATAAGACCATTAGAAAACTCTCTAAGTAAGATTTTACAAATGAGAGGTGTTCAATATGATTGGAAAATAGGTACTGATGAATATGAAACAACAGGACTAAGACATGATATTGGTTTCATTGCGCAAGAAGTAGAAGATATAGAACCTAATTTGGTTAGAGCTGGTGCGGATGGATATTTAGCAATTAGAGATAGAGGTATCCCTGCAATGCTATTAGAAGCTATCAAAGAATTAAAAGCTGAGTTAGATGAAACTAAAAAAGAATTAAAAGAATTAAAAGAAAAAATGGGTTTTGAATAAAAACTATATATTTATATATATATAAAATAGAAGAAATATGGCAATTAAAATTAATACAACAATAGGAACATCTCAAGGTGTTACAAATGAAGCTTATGTTAGAATTTATCGTTATGTTGTAGATAGAAACAAAGGAGCTCTTGAATTGTATGTAAATGTATTTAAAAGTGAAGAAGAAGCTAATTTAATAGAAACATCAATAGCTTCTAGAGTTGGTTCTCCTATACATGATAGATTTCTTGCAAAAGTTGATGCAATACCACATTGGCATTCTATTCCAATGACAGCATCTATAACCGAAGTAATCGATGGTAGGTCTTATCAAAAAACAGTAGCTGATTTTTCATCTTTGCAAGGAGCTGATATATTTGCACAAGCATATCCACTTTTAAAAGCAAAGTTAGCAGAAGATTTAAAAGAAAGAAATGTTATAGCATCGGCATCTGAATTAGAAGATTGTTAATTTTATAATTAAATATTTATATACAATGATACTAACAACAATACAAAATAAAAACCTATTTGGAAAAACAATTAATGTTGTTTTGACAAATATTATGAGTTATGATTTGGGAAAGGATGAATGTAAGTTAAGATACGAATTGAGATTCAGAGACCCTAATAGAGAATCTGACGCTGTTCCTGATACTATTATAAACAGTGGAATTTGGGATGTACCATCAAATGTATTAAATGCATGGAGTGGTAGTAATACTTATTTAGCAGATAAAATGTGTGAGGAGTTTCAATTAACAAAAATTGCACATACATTATCATAATTTTAAAAAAACAAATATTTATTAAAAAGAAATACTATGGGATTAACATACGAGTGGAAAATAACTCAAATTAAAAAAACAACTAACAATAGTGTTGATAACGCTATAATTGGTACTAGATGGGAAGTTAAAGGAATTGATGAAAACGGAAACGATGGCACATTTGCTGGAGCAACTCCATTTACATTAGACCAAATTAATCCTGACAATTTTATACCATATAACGAATTAACAGAAGCAGTTGTATTGAATTGGATTAAAGAATATGTTAGTGGTTCAAATAAAGCAACTAATTATTGGGACCACATATCTCAAAAAATAAATAACCAATTAGAAGAAAAAACATCCGTTATTAATAATGTTGAGGTAGCTAATTTACCTTGGTCACCAATATCGGGTTCAGCGGAAGCTAATAGTGGTTCTTTACTGGTTTAATTAAAAATATTAACTTTAAATGTCCAAAATGCAGATTTATAAACAAATTTGTGTTTTGGACATTTTCTTTATATTTATATAAGTAATTAACTGGACTTTCTTAATTACAAACTTAAAATACAAATTCGAAAAATAAAATGGCAGAAAGAATCGTATCACCCGGCGTATTTACAAGAGAAAATGACCTTTCCTTCTTAGCGCAAGGAGTAGGTGAAATTGGAGCAGCATTTATAGGACCTTTTAAGCAAGGACCTGCATTTGTTCCAACTATTGTTAGAACGCAATCAGAGTTCGAAGATATCTTCGGTACTCCTGATGGAACTTATTATACTGAATATGCAGTACAAAACTATTTAAGAGAAGCTGGAAGTGCTACCGTCGTAAGAGTTGGTGGCATTGGTGGTTATACTCAAGCTTTACCTGTTGGTATCTTTGCATCTGGTGGTTTAGGACTTGGAGAAAAACTTATTGGAGTTTTATATTCAACTGAAACTGGTGATGAGGCTGTAGGATTTAGAACACCAACTGTAACAGCATCTGGACCTGGATTTACATCTGGTTCTTTTGTATTATCTTCTTCATTTGGATTTGTATCGGCTTCTATTTTAGAAACTGCTACAAACGATGTAATGGATACATTTGGTTCTTCACCATTTGGAGCTAAAACGGCTTATACTTACGCTTATTTTAAAAATATAGCAACTAATAATTATACTAACGCTGCGGCTGGTGGATTTGGTGGTACATATGTATCAGCATCCGCTTTACCATCACAAATTTATGGTGATATTAGTGCAGCTGAAACTCCATATGTTAAATCTCAAAAAGATAATAACAATGTTAGATACGATTTATTTAAGTTTGTAACTTTAGGACATGGTACTCCATATAATACTAAATTTAAAGTTGGTATTTCTAATGTAAAGGCAGCTGGTGAAGATGGAGCAACTGATTATTCAACATTTACTGTAACTTTAAGAGGATATAGTGATACTGATAAGAGAAAGACAGTTATTGAAACATTTAACAATGTAAACTTAGACCCTGCTTCTCCTAACTATATAGCTAGAAGAATAGGTGATAGATGGAATACTATTGATTCTGATGGTAAGATAACTGAAAATGGTGATTACTCAAACAAATCAAAATATGTAAGAGTAGTTGTAGCTGACGCAGGTTCATTCCCAATATCAGCAGCACCATTTGGACACGCAGCATATGTTAATCCAATTGCATTAGCAGCTGGAGATGTAAATAAAGTACCTGCAGTAGTTTACCAAACTGGTTCAGCAAATAATACATCATCATCTCCTGTATATTATTCTGGATTCGATTTTGAAACTATCGGAACATCATCTGATAACGAACAATACTTAAAGCCAATTCCTTCTGGTGTAGTAGTTGGTGCAAACACAACATTTGCATTTGATTCTCAATTGGCATATCAAATGACAGGTTCAACTGCATCTGATATGGTTAAAAGACAATTTGTATTAGGTTTTCAGTATGGATTTGATGGTAGTGCACCTGTTGTAAAAAATAACTTAGGTACAAATATAACTTCAGCAAATACGCAAGGATTCAATTGTTCAAATAATGCAACCAATGGTTCAATCGCATATACAAAAGCAATCAACGCTATATCAAATGCAGATGAGTGGGATATTAACTTAGTTGTAACTCCTGGAATCATTCGTTCTCTACACCCTGCAATTACTACAAAAGTAATTGATATGGTAGAAAGTAGACAAGATTGTTTCTATATCGCTGATTTTGTGACAGCAACAGCATTGATTACTGAAGCAACTGAGCAAGCAAATTCAATAGATTCTAACTATGTTGCAACTTACTACCCTTGGGTTAAGACAGTTGATACAAATAGTAACAAATTAATGAGTGTACCTCCATCAGTATTGATGCCGGCTGTATTCGCTGCAAACGATAGATTGGCAGCTGAATGGTTCGCACCTGCTGGTTTGAATAGAGGTGGTATTACTGGAGCAGTTAGTGTGTTGAATAGATTAACACATTCTGAAAGAGATACTCTATATGAGAATAAAGTAAACCCAATTGCAGCATTCCCTGGACAAGGTATTGTAGCATTCGGACAGAAGACATTGCAAGATAAGGCATCTGCTTTAGATAGAATCAATGTTAGAAGATTACTTATCACTCTTAAGAAGTTTATCGCTTCAACATCTCGTTTCTTAGTGTTCGAACAAAATACTTCTACAACTCGTCAAAGATTCTTAAACACTGTGAACCCTTACTTAGAGGCAGTTCAACAAAGACAAGGTTTATACGCTTTCAGAGTTGTAATGGATGAAAGTAATAACACACCTGATGTAATTGATAGAAACATATTAGCAGGACAAATTTTCTTACAACCGGCAAAGACAGCGGAATTTATCGTAATAGATTTCAACATCTTACCAACTGGAGCAAGTTTTAACGCATAATACGAAAATCAATAAAGTAGATATTTATTAATACAAATAAAAGGAATAAAAAATGGCAGAAATATTAGAGTTTGATAAGATGTTCTATACGAACTTCGAACCGAAGATGAAAAATAGATATGTGATGGAGATAGATAATATCCCTTCATATCTTGTAAAGGCAGCAAATAGACCTACAATTCAATTTGAAACCGTAACTTTAGACCATATCAATGTAAAGAGAAAGTTGAAAGGTAAAGGTGAGTGGCAAGATATCACTATCACTCTTTATGACCCAATCGTTCCTTCTGGAGCACAAGCGGTAATGGAGTGGATTCGTTTAGGACATGAATCAATTACTGGTAGAGATGGATACGCTGATTTCTATAAGAAAGATGTTGATTTCTATCTATTAGGACCAGTTGGTGATAAGATTGAACAATGGAAGTTGAAAGGTGCATTTATCTCTCAAGCAAACTTTGGAGATTTGGCATTCGATTCTAACGAACCAGCAACAATCGAATTGACATTGGCTTATGATTACGCAATCTTAGAATTCTAATCTAAAAATAATAAAAATAAGGGGATTTCAAAAGAATCCCCTTTTTTATGCTTTCTATTTTTTTAATTTCTATGTATTTATATATACAAACAAAATAAACAACGTTATGGCAGAAATGACAAATACAACTAAGGTGCAAATGCAAACAGCACCAAAACAAAATGATTTCCCAACCGAAACCATTGAATTACCATCTCAAGGACTAGTGTATCCTGAAGGACATCCTCTAAGAAAGGGTACGATTGAAATCAAATATATGACAGCAAGAGAAGAAGATATTCTTGCATCTCAAAATCTTATCAAAAAAGGTATTGTTTTGGATAAATTATTTGAATCAGTTGTAGTTGAACCTGGTGTAAATCCAAATGATATCTATATTGGTGACAAGAACGCTATTTTATTGGCAACTCGTATTTTAGGATATGGTGCTGATTATGAAATAGAAATGACAGACCCATTTACTTTAGAAAAGCAAGAAGTAACTATTGATTTGGGTAAAGTACAAACAAAAGATGTTGATACTGATGTTTTAAATTCGGAAAACACATATAAATTCACATTACCTTCAAATGGTAAAGAAATTGAATTTAAATTGCTTACACATGGTGATGAGCAAGAGATAACAAAAGAAACTCAGGCTTTAGAGAAATTAAATAAAAATTCATCAAGTCAATTTGATGTAACAACTAGATTGAAGTATATGATTAAATCTGTTGATGGTAATACTGATAGAGGATTCATCAATAGATGGGTTATTAATTCATTTTTAGCAAAAGATACTAAAGCTTTTAGAAAGCATGTTAAGGAAATGAGTCCTGATATGGATTTAACATTCCAATTTACATCACAAATAACTGGTGAAACGGAGGCGCTTGATATACCCTTCGGGATTAACTTTTTTTACCCTACCGCTTGATTATAGGATACAATTGCATTCACAAATTTGGGAAATGGTTCAATTCAGTAATGGATTTACTTGGTCTGAAGTTTACCATATGCCTGTATATTTGAGAAGGTTTTATTTCGGCAAATTAGTTGAAATGAAGAAAAAAGAAGCTGAGGAATATAAAAAAGCTCAAAGTAAATCTAAAGTGAGGATGCGTTAATCCTCACTTTTTTATTATCGAATATTTATACAATATAAAAGGATAAAACTATGTCTAAAGAAAAACAACCTATAAAAGAGGGATTATTCGGCGCAGCTAAAAAATTTACTGATGCATTTTTTGATGGATTGAAGACAAACGCTATTAATAAAGCATTAGAGCAAGCAAAACAAAACAAATTACCACCAGAAGTAATTGATACTATGGAGAGAATAGAGAAAGAAACCGATACTCTTAATAAACTAATACAAAAGTATTCAAAATAATTGAATAAATGGCCGATTTAGAAAATAAAAAAGCAGCAGCCTTACTGACTATATCAAGAGCTCAAGAGGAGCAAAATCGTCTATATGTAGAGGGGTTACGTCTAAATCAAGATATGACTGCGGCTCATCAAGCACAAGCTAAAATAATATCAGATGCTGGAAAAGAAATTAAAAAACTAAACCAAGCAAGATTAGATGGTCTTAAGAGTGCTGAAAAATCAGTAGATAGTATAAGCGGTTTATATCAAAACCTAAATAAATTTGAAAGAGAAAGAATTAAAAATACCCTCACATCAAATACATTAACACTTGAGCAAACTGAGGTATTAAATAAAATGGCTGATATCAATAGAGATATTGCACAACTATCAATGGATGATGTAGCTGGTAGAACTGCTTTACTTCAAGAATACAATGATATTAAAAGTACGTTAGGTACTATAAGTGAAGAAGATAAAAAAATTCTTGAAAATTTAGAAGCACAAAATACAATGGCTAAGAGTTATGGTCAAATGACTAAAGCTCAAAAAGATTTTTTAGAAAAACAACTAAAAGTATATGATGGTATAAAAGATACGATTGGGGGTATATTGGAAACCGCTAGTTTATTAACATCCAATTTAATGGGTGCTATGGGAGCTGCTGTTATGGGCGTTGGCATGGGATTGGATAAGTGGGGTAAGAGTGTTAGAAGTTTTGGAGGATATGTAGATTCTGCACAAATATCATCATTTGCTTTAGGATTTGCATTTAAAGATGCAGAAGAAGTAACAAAAAGTTTATCAAAAGAATTTGGTGGATTAAAAGATGTGTCATTCCAAACACAGCTTAATACAAATTTAATGGCCACTAATATGGGCATTAGTGGAGCTGAAGCTGCAAATGTAGTTGGTAGTTTTGCAAGATTGAACGAAGGTTCTGCCGCAACTGCTATGGATATGGCAGCAACTACAAAAGCAATGGGTAAGGCAGCTGGTGTTCCAATTGATTCTTTAATGAAGGATGTGGCTGGTTCAACAAAAGCATTTGCTGAGTATGGTAAAAATGGTGGTATTAATATAGCTAAAGCAGCAGTAGCAGCAGCTAAGATGGGTGTTAGTATGGATTCGATGACCAAAGTAACCGATTCACTTTTAGATTTTGAAACATCTATTAATAGTGAGATGGAATTGGGAGCTATGATGGGTAAGCAACTTAACTTAGATAGAGCAAGGGGTTTAGCATATGAAGGAAATATGACCGGAGCTGTAAAAGCAACATTAGATGAGTTGGGTGGTATTGAGGCATTTAATAAAATGGATATTTTCCAAAAGAGAAAAGCAGCAGAATTATTAGGATTATCAGTTGATGAGTTCCAAAAGATGGCAGCTAATTCCGATAAGTTAAACGAAGATGGTAGTATTCAACTATCTCAATTCGATACTATGAAGGAAACGTTGACAGCAATTGCAACAGGTCCATTGGGTAAAATAGTAACTGGATTTGGTAGTAGTTTAATTGCAGTTGGGCAGATGGGAACTGGATTAAGTGCATTAAATACCGCAACCGGTGGAATGGTGAAATCTTCAGCTGAATTTGTTAAAAATTTAGTAAAGGCTGGTGCTAGTAAAGTGATGGGTATGTTTGGTAAGGGTGGACCTGCTGAATCAGCATCTCAGTTTGCTGGTGGTAGTTTTTCAAAAGGAAAAGAATTACTTGCACAACGAAACGCATCTATGGCAGGTAAAACACCAGCCACAGCCGCAACTCCTGCAGCTGGAGGTGGCGGAGCTGACCAAGCAAATAAATTTGGAAAAATAAAAGCAGGTGATTTAATTAAAGGAGCAGCGGCATTATTAATATTAGCAGCAGCACTTTGGGTATCTGCTAAAGCATTCCAAGAGTTTGCTACCGTACAATGGGAATCTGTTGCTAAGGGATTGGTTGGATTAGTTGGTTTGGCAACAATTGCTTATATATTAGGAAAGGCTCAAAGTGAAATGATTAAAGGAGCTATCGCAGTAGCAATATTGGGAGTTGCATTAATTCCATTCGCATTTGCTATGAGTTTGATAGCAGGATTAGATATTGGTTCGGTATTAGCAGCTGCAGCTGGATTGGTAATATTTGGAGCAGCTGTATTTGCATTAGGTGCATTAATGTTTACTGGGGTTGGTGCATTAGTATTTGGAGCTGGTTTATTAGCATTAGCTGGATTAGGAGTGGCATTGATGGTATTAGGTGCTGGTTTAGTTATGGTTGGTGCTGGATTTTCAGCAATATCCGGCTCTCTACCTGGTATATTAGAACAAGTATCCGCAGTATCTCAAATTGATTTCATGCCGATATTAGGATTAGCAGGAGCATTAACTATGTTAGCAGGTGCATTGGCATTAGTTGCTATTAGTGGTTTACTTGCACTTCCTGTTTTGATGGCATTAGGCGGATTATCAGTTTTATTTGGAGGTGGTGGAGCAGATGGTGGGGGAAAGAAAGATAGTACCGCAGAATTGATTGATGAAATAAAAGGTTTAAGAGCAGATTTAAATGCTGGTAAAATATCTGTTCATATGGATGGACAAAAAGTTACATCAAGAGTATCAGCAATAGTTGATAAGGGTAGTTCAAATTCATATGGTAAAAGATAACGATGGGTAAGACAATAGAAGAATTATTTAAGACCAAAGTGTTAGCCGATGGTAAGACAGCGGAGCAAAAATATGATATCCGCAATAGTAAAGAATTGCCTATAAGCGCAAACACTACGGTATTGTTAGAACCATCTTTTAAAGCAGCAACGGCAATTAGAAGAAAAATATCAAAAACAAAAGGTGAAACTAGATTAGAAGAAGAAACGAGTGGTTTGCGAATATTAAATACATTATCAGCACCATTAGTGTATGGTACTGATATATTTAGATTTCAAAAAAAATCAACTAGATTAGTTGAAATAATGAAAGATAGTGTTAATTCAAATAATCCTCAAGATGCTGGAATTGTTGGTAACTTTCTTAAAAAAGCAGAAAATGTTGGATTAAAAATTGCAGGTAAATTAGGTATTGCTTTTCCTGAATCAACTATACCAACAAAGATTTCATTAAACTCGGATTTTAAAGCAGGTAAAGAGCCTGATACAATGATTACCCTTGCTAAAATTAAAGGAGATTCAAAGGGTAATTTAGTTGGCCAAGTTTTAAAAAATAGTGCACACGGTACTCCTAAACAAATTGGTAATCAATTATTGGGAGCTGGTATAGATTTACTTAAAGGTGTAGTAAAGAAAAAATTATTTGGAGCGCCTAAGCAGGGAGCTCAAAACTTAGCCGGTAAAAGTGCAGCAGAAGTACAATATGATAGTTCTGGAAAATATTCAGATACAATATCTCCAAATGATGAAGATTATTTTAAAAGAAATGACCTTTCATCAATTTTAGTTGCACAAGAAACAAAAGCAGCTGGTGGAGGAAGTTCAGTTAATAAAAAAATAGATGAGTTAGTACCAAAATCAAAAGGATTGGATATTCCTAATCCTGGCGGATTATTATCAAATGTTAGTGATAAATTTAAAACAGCAACGGCTGATGGTAAACTTAAATTAGCAGGTGCACAAAAGCAAGGACAGCAAGCAATATCAGATGGTAAAACAAAAGTAGGTGATACCAAGAAAAATACAACTGCAGGAGCTAAAGATGCTAAGATTACTTATTCATCTACAATAGATGCAAAATCAACTGATATTAAATTAAGAAATGATTTATCATCAAAACTTGATTCAATAAATGTATCAAATGATGCGGAAAAATCAAAAGGGGCAGCTGTAGCTAAACCAGGTGTACCTGAAGCGCCAGCGGATTTATCTATTGCTGGTAAAACATTACCAGTTAAAAATCCATTTGCATCAGTTAAAGAAACTTTAGATTCTACAAAAAAAGAAGCAACTACAAAATTAGAACAAGGTAGAAAAGAAGGACAACAAAAGTTAGCAGCAAAGGATGATAAAGCAATAGCAGCTGGCGTTGAATCAAAACATGATGGAGCAACAAAATATTCTGATACGGTTGATGAAACTCAAGATGATATTAAATTAAGAAATGATTTATCATCAAAATTGGAAGCACTAAATGCAGCAACGGCAACACTAAATACAAGCGGAACATCAGCAACTAGAGGAGCCGTTGGTATTACTACATATTCATCATTGAAAGATGGACAAACTCCTAAAGTAAGTTTATCAACAAAATATGGTATTAATAGTAATGATAAATCCGATTTCTTAAATGAAAATGTACAATATAAAGGTGATTCATTAAAAGTAGGAAGTGATACGTTGGATGATTATGATTTTATAACTTTAAAATTTACATCAATTGCAAAAGGTGAATCTGTAAACTTTAGAGCAACTTTGTCTGGACTTACAGAAACCACAACACCAACTTGGGATTCAGCTAAATTTATTGGTTCACCATTTCCATATTGGACTTATACGGGTATAGAAAGAAGCGTATCTTTTAATTTTAAAGTATATTCAACTACACCATTACAACATATAGCAGCTTGGCAAAGATTAAACTTTTTAACTTCATTAGCATACCCACAAGCATATGCAAAGGCAATAGCTGTGATAGCACCATTTCTTAAAGTTACGATTGGTAATTTATATAAAAATAAAGAATGTTATATTTCACAATTATCATACACGGTTGATGATAATGGGACTTGGGAAGTGGGACCTACTGGTGGTATGGGAATGGCTGATAATGAAGAATTTACAATAAACGGAGAGTCTACAACATTAAATAATTATAAATTACCTAAAATTATTGATGTAAGTGTAACATTGAATCTAGTAGAATCAAAAAGTAGTACACAACATGGTTATTTATATGGATTTGATAAATTACCAAGACAAGGAAAAAGAACTACTGAGAGTCCGGGCAAATCAGCAGAAATTACATCTGATGCAAATACTAAAAATAGTGTATCACAAGGAGAAGCTTCACTTAATACATCATTATCAAAAGTTCAGACGGTAAGTGCTGGTGCAAAGGTAAATAATCCCGGTGAATCGAAAAAAATAACTACACAAATTGGTACAGACGCTAAAGCAGAAATAAAAGCAAAAGGAAATACAAAAACCGAACAAGGTGCACAACCAACAAAACC